TTTACATATTTTTCAAATATATAATCTTTGTTTTGTCCAACAATTGTAGTTTTACTTTTAACATTATCAGTTTCGTATAAGCGTCCATCTGATCCGTTTATTACTAGGTTACTGTATTCACCAGTTGGGTCTGTAAAGTCAACATATCTACTGTGTCCACTAAATGTTCTATTAATACTTTTTACTTTTACTACATTTGATGTTTGGTAACTGAATAATGTATTGTAGTCGTTTGCTGTAACTAATCTATTTTGACTTGCATATGCCAGTGGAGCATTTTGTTTGATACTATCTAAACTTTCGTTAGCACTTGCAGATGTTATGCTGGTTTTTAATTGTAATGTAAATATTGCTGAATAGGTATTTCCATCAATTCCTTGGTATGCAATTGTAACTTTTTTATTTGATAAGTCATCTGGTCTAACTACATATGATTCATTTTTACTTACACGATACCATACACGTATAATACCTTGTGGTAAATTTCCAAACGCCTTATCTGCAAACTGAACTGATATTTGATTATTCTTTCTTGTCTTGACTGAAAATACATCTCTGTCTGTTGAACTAACACTATTATATATTGCATCTTCTGATGTTGAAATATGCTTTACATTTCTCCACTCTTTAACTACTGCTCCGTTTGTATTAATGGTTTGCACCCATACGTCACTAAAGTTAATATTATCTACGTTAACATCAATAGTTTGATTATCAATTGATGCGTCTATTTTTGTATCTTGAAATTGTAAGTTTCCTTCTTTGACTCCAAAGAAGAATCCTGTGTCTTTGTTTGATAAACCTAGTCCACTATTTTTATAATATATTCCAAATGCGCCTGTTGGATTTGGCGATTTCTCATGAACAAAATTATTTGTAGAATCTATGCTTACAATATTATATGTGGATGATTGCCCATTAGCAATACCAGGCACATCAAACTTAATTTGATTTGCTGTATTGTTTAACTCATAAAACTGTTGTGTTATATTTCCTACTGAAGTTTGTTTCTTGGGACTACCATATTGATTACCAAACTGTAAGACTCCATTCATTACTGCAATAAAATCATCTAAGTTATTGATGTTGCTAGTAGATTCAAATTTAATATCTTGTCCACCTAAACTTGTTCCTGCACTACCAATTACAGGTTCGTTTGTTTTTACACTGACTACTTTCATTTCACCAAACGCTGACACATTACGTCTTGGAGTATAGCCTAAAAATTCTGCTAGTTTATAAACACTTTCTTGTCTTTCTGCTGTGCTTAAGAAGTTATTACGTGAGTTTAAGTCAACTCTAAACGCTAAGTTATGTCCCATTTGTGCAACTACGTCAAGTAGTGCTATGAACTCTGAACTTTCGATCCAGTCATTATAATTTTCTGGATATGTGCTTCTTACATAGTCGACCATTGCAGTTCGTATTGTATCGTAGTCAAATGCTTGTAAGTTAGCATTGACAAAAGATTCATATACTGCTACATAATCTTCAGCTGCAAAAAGTTTTGATTGTCTAATATTCTGTGCCATAATTAAAACTCTGCCTGTTCTGTGGATTCGCTGTCAAATTTAATCTGCAAGTCTGTTGCAGTTGTAGTTGGTAGATACATTAATTTAACTGTTACTGTAACTGAATGTGCTTCTTGGTCAACAATGATATCATTGCTGGCTAGCTTAAAGCGTGGATCATACGATACAATTTCATAAACTTCGTCATTAATTGCTTCTGTTGTATTATCATCCAGTGGTTGGAAAATATAATTAAGTAGATTACTACCAAAGTTTGGGTTGGTCCATTTTTCACCTTTACGGATTTTAAAATGATTCATCAGATCTTGTTTTGCAAGTTCTAGACCTTGTAATCTTAAACTTCCATTTTGTTGATTTATTGTGGTGTAGCCTACTATATTACTCATACTAGTATTTATCGAATTCGTTATCTACTAAGTTAATTCAGTTTGGAAGATAAAATTCGTTGCCTTGATTCGGCCATATTGGGTAGGAACCGTTTGGTTTCGGCATAATAAACATATTCTGCTTGGGTTCTACTTCTGTCATCCAATAATCTTGTTGGATATTTGTTTGCTATTTCTTGTATGCCTTGTCGTTTAATTAGAGATCTATCTTTTGATACTCCATAATCAGCAAGCATAATAACTTTTGCTTCTAATTGTCGTTGAACACGATTGGTGCCACTGTTAGTCATAGCAGTTGCTACATATTGCCATTCTCTATCTTTTACATAATCATATAATTGAAATGTTCGTTGTTCTGATCCTACTCTGGTCCAATCACCTGTTAAGTAATACAAACTTACTAATCCATCATATTGACTTTGACTTAATGAATCTAAGACAAAAACTTCTTTGAATCTACGTTCTGCATCTTTAAAAACTTTAATCCATTTATTAAACGCAGACTCTTCAGTAAGTCCTTCTCCGTCTACGCCGTCAACTAGATTATAACCAATTTTTATAACATTGTCAACATCTTTGTATGCATAACCTTTCCAACCAATGTTTCTTAATATTAAGTTAATCATTGCTGGACTAGTTTCTAAATTTCTAATAGGCACAAGTGTCCTTGCTAATGTGTTATCAGCAACTGGAAATAAATCAAAAGGTAATAAGTCTTCCTTTGTTATTGTATTAGGTAAAGTATATGTTGCCATTATCCTACATTCCCTTTTCCAGTTTTAAGCGTTTCTTGAAGTCCTCTAACACCTTTCCATGGGTGGTGTTCAGGAACTCTGCTGTTAATACTTGCTGTTACACTTGTGTTAGTTGTTTGTGCCTGCACTGCTGCCTTTTCTGCCGCTAAAGGAACAGGACCATTTATATCAACACGACCTGCTTGTAAATAATAATTGTTAGTTGCTATTAAGTTAATTTCTCTATCAGCATCACTATTAATATTGATAGCACTATGGATATCAATTGAACCAACGCTACTTTCCAGTTTGAGCCCTTCTGCTCCACTACTCTTAATATTAACTCCTTGTTCTGCTTGCATATTAATAGATCCCTTTGCATGAACATTGTAATCTCCATCTGTTGCTATGCTAACACCGCCTTGACTATAAACATCAACACGACCGTCTGCATCCATTTCTATCCACCCATTGCCTGCTTTGTTGCTAATGAATATAAATCCATTAGTATCATCTAATAGAATTTGGTTGCCGCCACTTGTTCTAATTCTTATGTTGTCACTAGTTTCTTCGTCGTCCATACTGATAGTATGACCCATTTTAGATGTCCACCCAACTACCTTACTAGGGCTTTCTCTTCTTGCACCACTTTGACTGTGTCCTCTAACATAGTCTACTGCAAGACCAGATTCGAGTAATTGAAAGAGTTGTTTTTGTTTAGCTGCTTTTGTTACTGAATCATTTATATCTGTTGAATTCTTTTCAGTGGTCTGTGATAATATAACATTGCCGTCACCATCATATGCTTCATTGCTTGCGTTGCCGCCCATTGTTGCATTTCTATCTTTGGGTGGCAAGTAGCCTAAGTAAAATCCTTGTTCCATTGATCCAGTAAAACCAACTATAACATTTGATCCAATTGCGGGTGGCTGTGGCCACATACCGTATGTAGTTGCTGAGCCACGTTCTATTTCTACATTATCAGCATCGTCTTTAATTTCAGTGTTACCACCAAATGGAGTTGTTAATAATATAATACGCTCTGAGTCTGCACCAAATTCTGGGATCTTAACAGTTATTCTGCCATTGTGTTGTGCATCCTGATCATTTATTACTTCACCAATGTATATTCCATTGATAGTATTAATATTGTATCCTTGTGATGCATTAGCACGTTTGGCAATATTTACGCCATATGTATGATAACCTGCACCTGCTGATTTTGTTGTTTTCATTAATCCACCCTCAGATTTAATAATGTATCAAGTAGTAAAAATGTGCTACTGTTTTGATCTCTATATGTAGAGACTGTTTGTGTAAATGATCCTTGTTGAAACTTACTTATAACTTCATTAATTTTATATATTCCAGTTGTTAGCATATCAATTGGGCCTTTTTGTTGATTTATTAATAAGTCTTCTGGATTTGGCTGAAAGTTTATAAATGCCATATATACCGAAGACTCGTTAACATCAAATATGCTTGTTCCATTTTGTCCTAGAAATATTGGATCACCTCTTGCTTCTATTCTTAAGTCTTGTGTATCTTTAATTCGTGCTGCATAGTTCATAATTGCCATGTTTGCAGTTGTATCTATGTCTGTTATCTCATTTACTTGTTGTCCTTGTGCTCCCATTGGTTGCACACCAAATACTGGACTTTGATTAATATTATATTTTTGCAACGGCACATCACTTAAAAATTTTACTGCTGATGTTCCTGAATCTTTTTCTGTGTTTGCTGGTAGTTCAGTTATAATATCAGCTTCATCTATAAATCCTTGCTCTATATCTACTTGTTCAGTTGCCTTTGGTGGTCGCGGAATTATATTAGCTTCAAACATATTATTATTATCTGCATAATATATTGCTGCTGCAGGTGATAACGCTGTGTAGAAAGTTGAATTCAATGATAAATCAATGTCCATTACTTCTGTGTTCTCGCCTGTGTATTGATATGTATACTTTTTAACTAGCTTAGGAACAATGAGTCGATTAAATCTTTCATTTTGAGCTGCAGCTGAATTTCTTAAATTTTCAATTGTGGGACCATTTGGTGGAACTGTTTCACCTGAAGTTACAATTGATATTGTTAAAGTTATTTCTTTACGTTGAACATTTAACACGTTGTCAACTTCGTTTATAAGTTTTGCTGTAGGCTTACACATTATATCATATGTTATTCCACTTTGCTGTGCTAGGTTATTGTGTTCAGTAAATGTTGGAGTATTTTTACCTATTTCATCTCTTACTGCAGCAGATAGCTGTGATTCATTGTTTATAGTTATTTCTCTTGTGCCTAACAATTCAAGAGATTCGCTTTGCCCACCAGAGTTGGCACTATTTGCCGTTCCTGCCCATGGAGCTTCTGCTAAGTTAAATGATGCAATTCCAAAATAATCTTGAGCTTGTGTAGTTGTTGATGAAGCTAACTTAACTTTATAACTAATTACCGGTGGCGGTATAATACCCATTGCTTCTCTTTGATAATTAATATCTGTTGGGTTTCCCTCTGGTTGATATTTCTTTGCCGCATTGTTTAATGTTATTTCTAATTCTTCAGCAAACGTTTTTACTGTTGTTACGTTCTTAACTGTTATATCTGTTTTTGTTACAGTATCTTTCATTGCTTCACTATCCATGTTAGTGAATTCCATATAATATTTTGCGCCTGCTTCTCCCAGTGTTCCTGTCATTCCTTGCAATGCAAGAGAATAAAAGAATGGATCAGATTTAGTTACACTTGCGCCAGTCATTGGATCTCTGCCTAGGAAATCTAATTGCAATACCCATTTTAGTTGTTGTATGTTTGCGTTCATTCCAAAGTAACCGCCAACTGTTAATGCTCTGTCTAAAAATCCAAATCCAAGTGGCTCTATTAAATCAAACGTAACTTTTGTAGCTGTAGCATGTCCATTTTTAATTGATGCTGTATTGGAAATAATATTTACATTTTGAACTGCATACGCACTTTCAACACCATCTTCGGCAACAATAACAGCCTTGCCTTGTGAAAGTGCTTGTTCTTTATTGAAACTTCCTTCAGTTGCTGCGTTGTGAGTATCAGTGTCTACAATCATAAATGTAAACTTATAGGTACCTGATGATACTGTATTGAGCCAGTTATCTTTTAACATTACGTAAACCTTGTAGGAACTTGAATAGTTAATCCTGCTTCAAAATCAAAAATAGGGTCATTTAATTTATCTTGGTTTACCATTGCAAATACCCACCAAAGTTTAGCATTGCCATATAGCTTGTTTGCTAGTGTATCTGGACGCTGATGATATTTATTTTCTATTATGTATGGTTCTGTTGTAAGACCTGAGATTTCTGCAACTGTAGGTTCCCATATACCAAGATATTTCTTTTCCTCTATTGGAGTTGATCTGTATAAACTATCTCTTCTAAATTCTATAGCCATTAATTAAAACCTCCAAGTAGGTTTCCTTGTGAGAAATCAGAGATGTTAAATTTCTTTCTAACTGTTGCTGGTGATAGCTGAACGGAAAGTTCAACTGCTAATAATAGCATAGTTGGAACAACGCCGGCTTCACATTCAACATAATTAACATCTTCTGGCATTGTATAGTTCATGCTTCTTACAACCACTGGTGTTGCTTGGGCGTGTAGAGCATTTTTGCCATATACTCTGAGATTTAAAATTGGAGGCGGTGTGCCTGCTGTAGATGGGTTCTGCTCACCAAAGTCTGACTTGGTGCATGTTTTTAAAAATTGTATTGCGGCTGCTGTATGTCTTGCTTCCGCTAAATCATTTGATGTAAAGTTTGCTGTAATACTGATACTAGGATTTGCTGTTGATATGTAATACTGTGGTTGGTATATTGTATGTGTAATATCATATGTTCCATAGTTGGCTTGGTGTCCTACTTGTAATGTTGGTGTATAAGGAAATACTAACCCACCATCGTCAACTAGTGGACCCAATATGTTATAGTCAGTCCGAACACTAAATCCGTCGGCACCTTCAAGTGGAAACGGGTTACCCGCTTTTGGTTTTAATGATACAACTGCTCCAGGACTATTTCTAAACCCTAACGATGAATTTGGTATTCCTGATATACTCATGTTAATCTATCCTCTATAAAGCTAAAAATCTTTTGGTCAAATTTGCCAAAAAACTTTGTAAATTCTTTTTGTTTTGCTTCCGGTGTGGCATCACTTGCCATTGCTTTACGGAAGTCACTAGCACTCATGCCGCCTTGCATTAATGGTGCTTCATAAAAATATATCATTTCACTTTGTGGCTTTACGTCTTTTATATTATCTGGTAATGGTTGAACATTAGCTGATCCACCCAAGCGTCCTGCATCTTTGGCACCAAACACTAATACAATACCTGTTGTATTATTGTCTCTGCCTACTGTAGCTGGTTCACTTCTGTATGGATTACTGTTCACAATCTTGTTTGCTGGTATGCCAAACATTGTAGACATGATGCTTTTCTTTTCATCAAATGTAAATGGATCATCACTGTAGTTGCCTGCAGCATGTGCCTTTGTAGCTTTTTGACTAAAAGTTGTAGCGATAAATACATTGTCTGCACCAAACTTACCCACTAGATGTTGATATACATCTTTGTGTCCTTGGTGCATAGGTTGAAAACGACCACCGTAAAATACTGTAATGCTACCTACGTCTTCTCTAATTTGTATAATTTCATTAATAATCATATCTATTCTCCATTAGTATTTATGACTTGCAAAAACCGGTTGACTTTACTAGCAAATCAGTTATAATAGTTAAGAACAGAGGAACAATTATGGCGAGAGCACCAAGACAATTCTATTTAACAAACAAAGAGTTATTAAAAGAGATTCATAAATCTAAGATGTCCTATTGTTATGTGAATGACGATCAGTATGCAGACTATGACTTAATCGTTGAATCATTTGAAGATATTACACCCGATGCTGTAGCAGAGGCAAAACAATCACGTGCAACACGTTTACAAAAGAAAGCACATGAAGCCGAAGTTAAACGTTGGGAAAAAGGACTAACAGGCAAGAAAACTAAACCAAGAGTTGCAGATTTCTTAGTTGAAGTAGATACAATACTAGATACAGACATTGTTATCCGGGTAATGACATTTGATCACGTTCCATTAGAAAACAGAAAAAACAAACCAAAGACAGAAGCAGACTTACATAGTAAATGTAACTTCCCTCCATTTAAGCATTACGCTTACCAAGAAGGAAACCTTAAAGAAGTTGCTAGAAGTCATTGGGAAGGCGGACTGGATAATGGATACTTTAATACTACACACGGCAATACAACAAACACACTAGGCGGAATGTATATTAAATTATGCGAACGTTACAGTATGCGTGGCAACTGGCGTGGATATACATATGTAGATGAGATGCGTGGACAGGCACTAGTTCAACTTAGTCAAATAGGACTACAGTTTAACGAGTTTAAATCACAGAATCCATTTGCTTATTATACAGCAGCAATCAACAATAGTTTTACAAGAGTTTTAAATTTAGAAAAGCGTAGTCAAAATATCAGAGACGACTTACTTGAAGAAGCAGGATTAAATCCTAGTCACACTAGAACATTTAATGCTGAATGGGAAAGTAAAGAAAAAGTTGAGATTGAAAAGATTAGACAAATGAACGCAAAGAACGTAGAAGCTAACAAATAAACAGAGGTAATACTAAGTATGCTATTTGATAAGGCAGTAATATTCACTGACATCCATTTAGGTAATAAAAATAATTCACGTTTACATAATCAAGACTGTGAAGATTTTATTATATGGATGATAGATGAAGCACACAAAAGAGGAATTAAAAAATGTTTCTTCTTAGGTGATTGGCATCATCACAGAGCAACAATTAATGTAAGCACATTAAATTATACAGTAAGTAACTTACGTAGACTCAATGATAACTTTGATGAAGTTATTATGATTATGGGTAATCACGATTTATACTATCGTGAGAAACGTGAGATACATAGTATACCAATGGGTAAAGAATATCCTAACATACGCATTGTAAATGATGAAATGTTAATCGAAGATGATGTTGCATTTATACCTTGGCTTGTTGATGATGAATGGAAAAAAGTTAGAGACGTAAAATGTAAATTTATGTTTGGCCACTTTGAACTTCCACAATTTTATATGAATGCATTAGTTCAGATGCCAGACCATGGTGGACTAAAAGCAGAAGATTTAGCAAAACCAGAAATGGTGTTTAGCGGACATTTTCATAAGCGACAGAAAAAAGGTAATGTAATATATCCAGGTAACTGCTTCCCTCACAACTTTGCAGATGCATGGGATGACGACAGAGGATGTATGTTCCTTGATTGGGCTGGTAAGATAGATTATCTACCTTGGCCTGATGCACCTAAGTATAGAACGTTATCACTGAGTAAACTTATTGACGAACCAGAAAAATATCTAGCAGATAAAACATATGCCCGTGTGGCATTAGATGTTGGTATCACATATGAAGAAGCAAACTTTATTAAAGAAACATTTGCTAAACAATATGACTTGCGTGAGATTAGTTTGATACCAAGTAAAAAAGAAGAACACACAAACGATTGGCAACAAGGCGTAGACATTGAAGTAGAGAATGTAGACACAATTGTATTATCTCAATTAGAATCTGTGCAAAGTGAAACTATCAAGAAACAAATGTTAATTGACATTTATCAAGGATTAAGCAACTAGGAATAACATGCTAAGAATTAAGAATATCACTGTAAGAAACTTTATGAGTGTGGGCAATGTTACACAGGCTGTCCACTTTGATAATGCAGGACTAACACTCGTGTTGGGTAACAACATGGACTTAGGCGGAGACGGTTCACGTAATGGAACAGGTAAGACAACAATTATAAATGCATTAAGTTACGCATTGTTTGGTAACGCATTATATAACATTAAGAAAGATAACTTAGTTAACAAAACAAATAACAAGGGTATGTTAGTTACTGTTGACTTTGAAATGAATGGAACCGAATATCGTGTAGAGCGTGGACGCAAGCCAAACATTTTTAAATTTCTTGTTAATGGTGCAGGCAGTGACGGAGAAATTACTGATGAGATGCAAGGCGAAGGACGTGAAAGTCAACGTGTAATTGAACGTGTAATTGGAATGAGTCATACAATGTTTAAGCACATTGTTGCGTTGAATACTTACACTGAACCTTTTTTAAGTATGCGAGCAACTGATCAGCGTGACATGATTGAACAGCTACTTGGTATTACTAAACTAAGTGAGAAGGCTGAAATATTAAAAGAACTTACAAAGTTAAGCAAAGATAAAATAACAGAAGAAACCTATCGTATCAAAGGAACAGAAGAAGCAAACGAACGCATAGGCAAAAGTATTGCAGACCTAGAACGTAGGAAAAATGTATGGGAAGGTAAGCGTGGGACAGACATTCAATCGCTTGAAACTGAACTATTAAACTTACGACACATTGATATTGATGTCGAGCTAAAAGCTCATGTAGAGTTTGAAGAATTCAATACAAAAAAGTCACAAATAGATACTTTAAACGTTGAGATAGCAAGACTAATCAGCACTAATGACAGAGAACAAAAACGCTTAGATAAAGCACAAAAAGACCTTAATGATACTTTAGATCATAAGTGTTATGCATGTGGACAAGAACTACATGATGAGAAACATGAAGAAATTGTAACACAAAAAACTGAAGCAGTAGCAGAAAGCCAAGAGCATGTAGATGGTTATAATATTAAAATTAATGAATACACTACTGCACTAAATGATCTAGGACCACTTGACAAAGCACCAACAATGCATTATAATAGTGTCAAAGAAGCATATGATCATCAGAACAAACTTAGTTCAGCAGATTCTGAACTAGTTCGTATAAAAGAAGAGGTAAATCCTTATGATGATCAAATAATTGCATTAAAAGACACTGGTTTGCAGGAAGTTGACTGGTCGGAGGTAAATAGACTTAACGAACTCAAGGAACATCAAGACTTTTTATTAAAGCTACTTACTAATAAAGATAGCTTTGTTCGTAAGAAGATTATTGAACAAAACTTGCAGTTCTTAAATACTCGATTAGAGTATTATATCACTAGATTAGGTTTACCACATGAGGTTCAATTTCAAAGTGACTTAACTGTAACTATTACACAGTTAGGACAAGATTTAGATTTTGATAATCTAAGCCGAGGTGAACGTAATCGACTTATACTTGGACTCAGTTGGAGTTTCCGTGATGTATTCGAAAGTATGAATCATCCTATTAACTTAATTTGTATTGATGAATTAGTTGATAGTGGAATGGATACAATTGGAGTTGAAAGTGCATTAGGTGTATTAAAGAAGATGGAACGAGAAAGACATAAAAATATTTTACTTATTAGTCATAGAGATGAACTAGTAGGTAGAGTGGATAATGTATTACAAGTTACTAAAGAAAACGGCTTTACTACTTTTAACGTAGAGTTAGAAGTTATTGATGCGTGATCACGCAGAAATAAACGAAGAATGGCAAAGTGATTTCTGGCCAACTAATAAAATTAATGAACAATTAGTTGGACACGACATTTTGCAAAAACTAAAAAAAGAAACAGAAATTGGCGAGCAAAAGCAAAACAAAAGGTAAGGGATTCGAACGAGAAGTTTGTAATATCCTTTCTGAATTATACAACGACAACTTTGAACGTGTTCCACACAGCGGAGCATTTGTTGGCGGCCAAAACGCTGTGCGTAAGAGCACACTTACGGAAAATCAAATCAAGGCATTTAAAGGGGACATCATTCCACCCGATCATTGGAACTATTTCAACTGCGAGTGTAAGAACTATGCAGATTTCCCTTTTCATCATTTACTACAAGAAAAACCAATACCACTATTAGAACAATGGCTCGAACAAACACTAGACGCACATGATGAAAACGACTTAGACATATTGTTTATGAAGTTTAATCGCAAAGGCATTTACTTGGCATTTCCTTCGAAGTTGGATAGATTTCTATTCACTGCCCGAAGGGTAACTTATGGCTCACAGCAATATGGTTCATGGACAATTACGTTCTGGGACGATTTTGCAAACAACTCAGAGAACATCTCAACACTAGAAAAATTTGCAGTCAATGGCGCAAACATTGACCCAAGATAACTAACACATAACTAACACATTTCTAACACAGGCTCACATGGCTCAGATTGGTCGGGATACGCTCGACTCACCTTGAAGATACATAAGTGTCTGGAACTGGTGTGCCTTAGTCAATGCATTGGTTTGACAAACCGAAATGAGTAAGCTCTCCTGACAATTGGAACTTACGGATAGCTCAAAAGTCGTCGTTATGGCTTAGAGTGTTTCTGCGTTAATAAGCAGTATGTAAAGTGGTATCGCTTAACCGCCACTACCTTGTGCTAATAAGGTTTTACTATAACGAGTGGGTATTCTTGACGGGAAATAGTTAAAGTTTATTTTGCACTTGGCTGTAACAAGCTAAGTGTGAATAAAAAATCAAGGAAATAGATCATAATAAATAACATAGTAGTTAATAAGTTATTATCATATATAGATATTAATAAAGAGTTAAAAACATACATTGAGTATTGCGTTAGCAATACGATAATGATGATGTCGTAAGACATCGATATATAAACAACATCAAATGGATAAATGAATAGCTATGAGCAAATTTGAACAATTCAAAAAAGACTTTACAGAATGGATGATTACCAAGTTAGAAGTCAACAAAGATGATGGCTATCCTACTTGTCCTTATGCAAAAACTGCCAGAGTTCAAGATAAACTACAGTTTATAGATTGCACTGGACCTAACCCTGATGCTATGCTTGAGTTTGATCCTAGAGTAAAAATGGTAGGTGTATGTTATTTTGGTGATGAAGTAGATTTAGATACTATTGATTTAGATACCATGTCAGAACTTAATCCAGACTTAATGTATCTACAAAGCACTAAGACTTCTGGTCATTTTGTTCAAAATATATCTAATGTGATTTTAATTCAAATAAGAACTGAGTTACTTAGACGCAGAGCATCATTACATAAAACATCTTATTACGATAGTTGGCCTGCAGAGTATTATAAATCTATAATGCTAGATCAATAATTATCTTCTACCTTTAGCCTGAGCCTGTGCGGCTTTCATTTGGTTATTTTGTTCTTCAGTGTGTGCATTATATCTTTCAACAAACTTTGTTAACGAGCCAACAGGCATCGTCATAACATCTTTATATGTTAGCAAGCCTCCCGATTTGATTATTATATCTAAATAGCTGGCTTCAGTTGCTTCTAGCTGTTTGTTGTAGGTTTCTACAAGTTCAGCAATATCTTTGGGCTGTCGAGATGCTATCAACCCGCGAAAAAATTTGCAATATCTAAATCTATGTTAGTTTCCCATGTATGTTTACATTCAACACACTCGGCAGTAAACTTAGTATCAACGCCATTGTCACTAAGTCCTTCAACACATATTCTAATCTTGTCGTAGTCTGTTTTTGTGATACTTTTTAACCATTCAAGTATCAAAAGTCTATCATCAACAGTTTCACCTTCTGGTGGCTGAACCTGTAAGATTGCATTTGCAATAAGACTTACAGTTAAGTCTGCAATCTCAAGAAACGTTTCGCCAAATCTAGTTTGACGTTCTTCATCGGTTAGTGCTGCATCACCCAAGTTTTGAATTAACTTTTGTTGTTTGATACGTTGTATTTGTAATTTTGTTCTGTCTGCTAAATTATAAGGCTTACATTTAATTACAAATTTATTATCAAGTGTTACTTTATCACTTGCATTATTTTCTTTGATTGTAGATAACAATGCGTTAGTGCTAACACCCAATTGGTTTGTATGATCACATTCTGGACATTTTACATCAACATCAATGCTGTCACCATATGTTGCCATGCGTATTGCAATTAGCACGACAATAAGATCGTTAACAGGCATTTCTTGTGGATCGCCAATATCCGGTGCACAGCTTTGAATTAAGCTGAACGTGGCTTCGCCATTAAATAATGCATCGGGTGTTTTTGAAACTAGTTCATCTCTAGCAGTCATGCTATAAATGGCTAATTCACCGTCTACACTAAGTTTGGGCTTTGTATTGTAATACTTCCCACCACTTGGAAGTGCAATATACATTCCAGGCTTTCTATATGCCTGGATGAGTGGATTTGTCATATTTAATCTCCATAAATACTGTTACAGTATAAATGTATTTATCTAATTAAAATACCAGTTAATTATAGGAAATAGTATGGACCCGGAAGAAATACAAGGAATTTTGAACCAAGTTTACTCATCTTACCCATGGGCAGGTGAAGAAACTGTGGAAAGAATGGCCGAATTATCTAGATCCAGCACTATAAAATCAACAGCACTAGCTACAGCTATTGTTCAACTGAATAGCCAAACAGCAGCAAAAGACTTAATACACAATATTAGAGGAGTCAAACTAGAATTAGATAGACGACAAGCAAAACTAAGTGCCCGCATAGATTCCATTGATAGCAATACAAGAGCAGTGGGAAAATCATTAACTAATAGTGGACAAACAGGTTTGGAATCAATGGTTGAACTAGCAGGAGCGGGTGCAGAAGCAATGCATGCCTCTGCTCAAGGATTAGCCAACATGGGCGGAAAAGCTGGAAAAGTTGGTTGGGTTAGTTCATACTTTACAGGCGGTGCAGTTGCATTAACCGGCATAGGTGCAATAGTAGCCAAAGTAATATCGTCTCAGGAAAAAGAAATGAGAAACATGATTGATATGGGAATGGCATTAGGCGATACTGCCAACTATACACACATGCGTAGAAATGCTGTTGACACTGGTATGTCATTAAGTGACTATACAGCAATGACACAAAATACCGCAACACTAATGGTAGGTATTGGCGGCGACATGGTATCTGGACAAGGCATGATGCATGGGTTTTTAACAGACGACCGTAGAATTAAAGAAGTTAAGAATTTTGGATACTCACCAAAAGAGTTATCAGGATTGTTAGCCGAAGAAACAGAACAGTTACTCAAACTCAATGAAATCAATGACCTAAACTCATTTGAACAAAATAAAGTAATTGAGAGTTTTCAAACAGCAAATAGAATGGGTATGTATCTTGCTGATACATTAGGTGTGCAACGAGGTGCAATGTTACAAGCAAGAAACATGGCAAGAGAAAGTGATGATTTTCAATTAGCTATGAATCAGAACACAGCATTCTTAGAAGAGAAATATGGAAAAGGTGCAGCTTCAAATGTAAGAGAAGCCGCTGACTGGATCAGTATGCTAGGCAGTGCCACACTAGGCGAAGAAATGACATCAAAGTTAATGGATGTGTTTATTGGAACAGCTAGTGATATTCAGTTTGATGAATCAGCAATTAATAATATACAAGACGAGCAACTTAGAAAAACATTACAACTATTAGATCCAGAAGTGTTTAAAAGTTTTATGACCTTTTTTGAAGATGGTGCAAAAGGTGATCTAAAATCACCAGCAGAAACTGCCAGTAGATTCCAAGGTTTATTAAAATTAATAAAAGAATCGCCAACACTAGCAGGACTTGATCCTGACAGTGTAGCAGTCAACCAATTAATAGCATCAATACAACTTATACCAGAATCTTATTTTATGGGAACAGAAGCAGAAATAAAAGCCAAACTATTATCAGCACAAGACGGCATAGACGGAGCCGACGATGCAATTGAAATTGTTGGCGGAATGAGTAAAGCATTTCTAAGAGCCCAACACGAATTTACTCCAGGGTTTGAAACAATGGGATCAGTGATGGGAGTGTTAGAAGGTTCAATAGGAACGTTTGCAGACTTCTGGAGAGATATGTTCGGACTTGATCATTCTACTCAGTCTGCATTTGACATAATGAAAGAAGAAGGCGGTACCGGTGATTCAAGTAAAATAATATACAGTAACAGTGGAATAAATGTTGGAGGCTATGGCGAAATTGACACAACAACCCAAATTGGATACAATGACAAAACACAAAAAGAAGCTACAAAAGAATTAAGAATAACAACCTTTAAAGAAACAGTTGATCTAAAAAAATCAATAAAATCAGATCAAGATGAATCATATGCTATTGCAAGTAAACTTAAGAAGTTAAAAAAGCTCAAAAATTTAAACGGCAAGTTATTTGGAGATAATTTATATGATATTGTAGAAGATGCAATGGCGGCAGTAGAAAAAGCACAAACAAAAGGCGGCAATTTTGAAGATGAACAACTTAAATTAGCAATTGCTGAAGCAAATTTAGCCAACGCATTAGCTGAAACAAAACCGCTTGAAGATGAACTTGCAGCCATGCGTGAGAAAATAAATCAAAAAACAGATTATCTAGTAGATTTACAAAAATTTATGGCCTCTAAGGCAACACCAAGAAAACGCAATGAACTTGATGCATATGGTGAAGGAGCAACACTACAAGGTATAGTTATAGCACAGTTAAACGCACAAGGAATTACAGATGCTAGAGCTCAAGCCAATATACTAGGAATGATACAAGGTGAGTCAGCATTTAAAATGGTTTCAGAAAAATCATATGCAAAAACATCCAATGAAAGAATTAGAGCAATAATGGGTAGTCGTTTACCTGAAGACATTAGCGATGACGCACTGGATAAGTTAAAAAAAGATCCTAAAGCCTTTTTTGATACTGTATATGGTGGTGACATGGGTAACGAAGGTGAAGGTTATAAGTATAGAGGTCGAGGTTTTATACAGTTAACTGGTAAAGATAATTATAAACTTGTTGGAGAAATGATAGGAGTAGATCTTGTTGGTAATCCAGATCTAATGTTGAATCCAAATATTGCCGCAGCGGCAAGTGCCGCCTACTTTAATTTACCATGGTGGGAACAGTATAAAAAAGATCTTGGCAACATGGATACTGTATATAAAGTTGTGTATGGAAAAACAGCAACAAGTTCTGGACGCACAGCTGATTTAAAACAGAGAACAAATTATGCAGATCAATTTATGACTGCAATGACCACAGGTGAGCTAACAGCAGCAATACCATCTACACAAACAACAAGTCAAGATGGGCCTACAGTTGAAAATAATGCTCCTGAAGTGTGGACTTTAGAAGAATTACAAGATTATAGAGACGAAGTTTACAATGATGGTCCATTAATACCGGATGATGTAGATGAATATAATGATTGGGAATCTCACTTACAAGTATTAGATGAAAAAATTGCAATGGAAATGAAACGACTTGAACTTGCAGTAAGAGAAACAGAAAATGAGGGGAATCCATAATGGCAGATAAAATGAATAATATAGATGTTGGCGGATCAATAGTTCAAGTTCCAGCATGGGCATCAGAAGAAACAGCAAATAGAATTGTTGCCTACATGTCCGCACAGAATAAGACCGACCGAGATATGAATAAGTTAATGTCTAAAGTAGGTGGAAATGTTAATGAACTACAACGAGAAATACAAAACCTACTAGGAGCTCAAGTCAACGATAATAAAAAAGAAGACGAAAAAGATCAATCATCAATAGACTTTGGCAGACAAGTGGTTAATGCTACATCAGGAATAATGAAGACTGCAAAGTTTTTTGGACAAACAGAAAAGCCGTTATCAGCAGTTGTTGATGCAGGTAAATCATTAGCATCAGGTTCCAAAAAAATTACAGATGGTTTATTTAAAAAGATGAAAATATCTCCAGCGGCGCAAAAAGCATTTGGAACAGGAGCAAACATAGCCATTGATGCCTTGTTGGCATATGCAGGTTGGAATGCAGCTAAGATAGAACAGTTTGCTGGAGCCCAAGCAAAAATAATTGATTCAGGTGTTACATACTCAGGTGGAGCAGAAGCGTTTGATGACTTGCGTAAACGAACGCTGTCAGCAGGTGTATCGTATAACTCATTGATTGATAATATCACCCAGTTTGGTGATGGTATGCTAGGACTTGGCGGAACAATGTCAGAAGGTGTTCAGCAGTTTACAAAGTTCTATTCAGCACTAGATGAATCAGTAGAGAACTTTGGCGATCTGGGATTGGCAAGCAAAGATATGATGTCACAGTATGCAGAATACATAACATATGCACGTCGAACAGGAATGGTAAACAGCGACCTAAACAATAGTGCGTCTAAAGTTAATTCGTCATTTATTGATCTACAAATTGAAGCAGGCGCAGTAGCAAATATGACAGCCTTAACTAGACAAGAAGCAATGCGTAGGTCTACAGCATCATTTGATGAATTTGGTTCAGCGGCAGTAATGTCTATGGAACAAGCAGGATTAACTGGGCAAGCTGAAACAACTAGAGCTATTATTCAAAACTTAGGTAAGATGGCACCAGATAGTGAATACATGCAATTGATATTAGATGCGTTCCAACAAGAAGCATTTGAAAAAGCAGATGATCCGTCTAACTTTGATATAAGCGGCAGGCTGCAAGAAATGATGGCAGGTTCTGAAACAGCATTAAATCAAGTATATCCTGGCTTTATTGATAGCCTTGAAAAAATGATGAGATCTGGAGACATGGAATCTAATGATGTTACTGAATATATATTTGGTGCAATCCAAGGTGCCGACATGGAAAGATTTGCTAACTTCAATGCACAAGCTGGATCAATAGCGGCTATGGTAGCCAAAATACAGGCAGCAAACGTTGGATTAGAACGTGACTTTGGTAATCTAGCAAAACCTGGAGCACTAGCAGAAGAAAAAGCCAAACAAAAAGAAAACTTAAAAGCAGCTGGTAAAGTAACTATGGAAATGAATCATATGACTAGACGTTTCTTAGAAGTGCAAGAAACACTCACTCTGGATATGGCAAGCACCGCAACAATGTTTAATGGTATATATGATTTATTTGGAAAGAGCTCTGAGAAACTAACGTCACTGGCAGCACTAGCAGAACAAGAAACAAATAACTTTGGCGGCATTGGTGGTAACCTACAAGACAACACAGTTGCAGTAACAGGTAACGTAAGAGAAACCGATCAGTATACAGCACCAGTTATTTCAACCGAAGACTCAAAAGAAGTTAAAACAGCAAAAGAGAATAGCCAAAATAATAATGCAATGTTAACAGAGGCTGACTTTGAAGGGTTTACAACAATTCATAATGTTGCTAACACAATAGAACAATTGAATTCACTTACACCAGTTATGCGTAAGCGTATGCTTTCTGCAATGAAAGACTTTGAAGAAAAATTTAAAGACACTGATAAAAAGATTACAGTATCAACAGGTATGCAAAAGAAGAAATCCAACACAGATGCAGATACGTGGGCAACACAAGGCATGAGTGCCAATATATTGTTAATGGAAGGCGAAAAAATTATTACAGATGGATCAGGTGATGCATACAATAAAGACATAAAGGATATATTAGCAAATAATAATCTAGATAATTCATCAGGTGCTGGCACCGGTGTAATAACAGCAGGTGAGGGCAAAGGAATCAATGGTGATACTACAACATCGTTTACAGACTATAAAAGCAGTGGCAAGGACGGCAGTGTTGCTGCCGCTGGAATGCTAAAAGACACACCCAAAATTACCGAAATCCCTAAGATGAGATTAGGTGGACCAGTTGACGCAGGAAAGCCCTACGTTGTTGGAGACCAACTAGGAATGAACACAGCAGAACTATTTGTTCCAGACACAGACGGAACAATTCTTAGTAATACTGAAATATTAAATGCTATGCAAAGTAGTATTAGTAATAAAATTGGATCTACGCCTTCATCATCACAGAACATGTTACAAATGGCTGGCTTGGGCACAGAGGCCATGAATAACCGGTTGACAGATCCTGAAATGTCACGTAA